CCTGCATAGCTTCAAGCTCTTGATAAATCTGCTGCTGTCTAGCCATGTCTGGTTGGCTAGCTAGCATGTTTATCAAGTCTTGTTCTCGTTGTCTAGAAGTTCCTAGTCCAAGTCCTCCCAGCTCTGCTTCCAAGCCCAGCAGAACGTCTCTGCCCATAGCTGGAGCACCGCTAACACCAAACTCACCAGCTGCCTGTCGGTAGACATCAGAAAGTGCTTCTCTGCCTCCGATAAGGCCTGTACCAGCCTGTGTGAGCTGTTGTCTTATTGCTTCCTGTTCAGGCGTTAGATTAAATCCCATACCGCCTGTGGGAGTAGCTTGAGCGCCTCCTAGAGCAGACGTTACGGCAAAAGGTCTAAACTCCGTAGTAGGAGCTAGTCCTTGTCCTTCTGTCTTTGCCGTCTGTAACGCTTCTCTACCTACTTGTTGGACATCTTCAATGCCTCTGTTAAATCCGTAGATAGCTGCTGCTCCAGACAAAGCATCAGTTAGTAAACTCATTTGCTATCTTCTCCCTCTTAAATTTAGTAGCCCTAGAAACTCAGGCTTTATCACGTCTTCAAAGACAAATTGATCTCCAAATAACTTGTTTGCTATAGGAGCAGTAAGGGCTATTACTCCAGAGGCTCCTCGTTCACCTTTGTCACCTTTGTCGCCTTTGTCTCCTTTTGCCCCATCAGCACCGTCAGCGCCATCACGCCCATCCACACCATCACGACCATCAGTACCGTCAACACCGTCACGACCGTCTTCACCATCTGTTCCGTTAATGACTGTAACATTTCCATTACCGCCCGTGGTAGTAGTAGTTCCTGTGGTAGTGCCTGTGGTATCAGTGCCTGTAGTAGTTGTACCTGTAGTCGCGCCTCCTAATCCAGAAGTATTTCCTTGACCACCAATGTTTGTAATTGAGTCAATTACGTCTCCAGTATTTGTGCTTCCTTTATTTATCATTGCTGTAGCATTGGTTACAGCTTGGTTAGCAGCTACTGTTCCTACTCCGTATATATCTTTTGCTGCTGCTTGCATATCACCTAAAGTAATTTTGCCGGATACCAAATCATTAAGTATTGAAAGAAAATCTTGGTCTTGTTGATCTTTAATGGTTTGTCCTGCTTTTGGTGTATATTTGTCTGTTCCACCATGTTCTATGTAAAACTGACCATCTTGTCTTGGCAGTAATGCAACAGTATCACCTTCTTTAAATGTTTTATTTTCCGTGCCAAACACCGCGCCTCGTTTAACGCTATCGCCAGTGCTTACTCTATTGCCTTCTAGGTCAAAATAACCATAGTCAAAGGTATCGGTATCTTTGTTATACACCCACCCGTAATTTGTTCCCTCAGTAGTTACAAGACCGCCTAGCGTATCTGATCCATCAATCGTAGAAGCTGTTGAAGAGCTTTCCAGACCAGCAGTAATTGTATCTAGAGAACCCTCTAGATCAGCATCGCCTGTTATAGAATCAGCAGAGGTTGCCGAAGAATCACTAGAATCAGTAGTTTTTATAGGGCCAGTTTGCAACAGCTCTAATGGAGATTTTGTATTAGTTGGAAGCGCATCACCAGTAACTGTATAGCCAGCAGCGGCCAATGCAGCATCTACTTCTTCTCTTGGTATGCCTAAAGTCTGCTCTACAACATGAGAAGAATAGCCTGAATTGCGTAGATATTCTGCCAGAGCATCTGCTTGTTGATCCTGAGGAACAGTCATCTGTATGTCACGCAAGTCCCTTTGTGCTGTTTCAAACGCCGCCTCCGTGGCGGTGTACATACCTTCTGTAGCACCATAGGCTCTTGCAGCACTGCTCTGCAATATCTGATTAAATAGACCTGATAAGCCTTCAGAATAAAAACCAATTCCAGAAGACATCCCGTGTAAAGGCGACTTAGACCACGGAGTACCTCCGCTACCTTCAGACATAACTATACCTCTACCGTCCTGTTCCAGACACTCGGCGTCGTGAGCCTGTGGTACGTCTACTGGTACGTGTTGCTTTCTTAGCTTTCTTGGCTGCTGCCATGCCAGCTTTAGTGTACGGATACTTCTTTCCTCTTACCTTTGGCATATTACTTTTTCCTCTTCTTAGCTGTTTTAGCAGCGGCTTTAAATTGTTTAGCTGTTGGCGCTCCTTTAGAGCCTGCTTTCCTCATTTTTTCACCACTTCCTGCTTTTATTCTTTTACGTTTAGCGTGTATGTTAGCGTATAGACCCTTCTTAGCCATTACCACTTCTCTTTGTTGGCCCAGTACGCTGCACTCATCTTGCCTTTAGCAATGTTCTTAGCGTGTCTGGCTTTGAAGCTCTTTCGTCTATTCCTGTACGCTTGAGACTCTCCTTTCTTCTTTGGCGACCCTGATACTCCCTGCTGACCAAATCGAATAGTCTTGATCTGATCTCCCTCTTTAGCCACTACTACGTGAGACTTGGTAGGGTGATTAGGCGTTCTCTTAGGCTTGTTGTAGCCAGATACGCCAGCTCTAGCTAATCTAGGGTCTTTCTTCTTTGCAGCCATTATGACTTCCTTTCTACTTGTTTAACCTTCTCTACTGTCCTCATAGCTCCTAAGCCTAACATTCCCATCAGTACCGGCATCATCAAGTCCAGCTCTATCATAGGAATGATTACATTAGTTTCTAGAAGCTCTAGAGTCATGTTTGCAAAAGGTATCACTAAAAAGTTACCAGCCATTCCAAGACAGCACACCCAGCCTATAGCAGGTCTCCACCCAGCAACGAACATACTGTGATGTTGAGCCTCTGCTTTATTTACTTCTAGCTGAGCTTTTACGACTTCATGCGCGTGCCGCTCTGCCATAGTGGCAATGTCATGGGCGAGGCGTTCTTTTTCATCTTTGTCTTGTACTACCTTGTCAAGGATGTCTGATACTGGCCCGACTAAACTAGATAATAGTGAAAGCATAGTTCAGTCCTTAAACTACAAATATCAAACCAGCAGTGCATGCAAAAAGCACACCCGCCAGTACTATCCATCTTTTCTTTACAGGTACTTCAGTATCCAGCCACTCTTTAGCATCAGCCAGAGAATCCTGACATTTTTCCAACATTGCGCTCAACCAAGTAATCATTTATCCACCGTGCTCCCGTGTTATTCTGTCTTGCAGGACAGCTGTCATTGTTTCTAGAGCGCTGATTCTCGTGCCTTGAGTTATCAATTCTTTTTCAAAGCCGTCCATACGCGCCCGTTCAGTCTCATAGTGCTCTCTGACTTGAGAGGTATTTACTTCTACTTTTACAGTCAAGTTGCTAATCTGAGTCATTATAGCTACCATACCAGTAACTATCAGACCAGCCATGACTGTAGAAATTATTTGAGTGGTATTTAATTGCATCAGTACGTACCGCCATCTACCGTACCCAAGTTAACAGTACCAGTAGCTGTGATGTTGTCTACTGTAACAGTGCCTGTAAAGGTAGGAGAAGCCAAGTCAGACTTAGTAGCTACAGCAACTGACACAGCATCAAGGTCAGCTCCTATCTCTGTTCCTTTAATTACCTTTGCAGGATTGCCTGAGACTAAGGCGTCTTTACTGGCGTAGTTCGTGATTCGCGTGTAATTTGACATTATATGATCCTACCTAATAGAGCATGAATATTAAGTTCTTGTATGGCTATAGAATTACCGTCTACAGCAGTCTCTACGCCTACCGACACTACAGTTCCATGACCGCTAGTATTGATCTTCTGTCTGTTGATTAACGAAATAGAAGAACTGTATTCTGCCTCTGTGTTAAATTCTGATATGTTGTACTGACCTGCGTTGCTCTTAGGAAGCGTATATGCTTGCTTCTTGTAAGCTCCTGAGTAGTCGTAGGCCCAGTTTAGGACAACTACAGCCTCAGCGCCGTCAAAGGTTGTTAAGTTAATCTTTTTAAGAAACTTTAGAATAGAGCTGTCACCGAAGCTCAGAGGATGCGAAAAGTAGCTTAGCTGATAAGATGTATCGTTGTCGTCGTATCCAAAGTATTTAGCAATGCCAGCAGAGTTACCAATGTAAATTGTATCGTCTTCTAGATTGGTAAAGCACAGCGGCGCCATGTGTGACCACGTAGTCGCTCTATATGATCCGTCTTGCAAAGGAAACCTAGTATCGAATACGTATACAGTCTGTAGATCAGAAAAGTTTACCAGCACAAACGCCTCTTTAGGAGAATAGTGCATTGATATGGTTCCTGTCTCAGCGGCTACTAGGTTCTTAATGTCATTGTTGACGTTCTTAGATATATCGCCGATAGGAGATGACTTTTCTTGTATTGTACGTGCTATGCTACGAACACCAGAACGATCTAAAAAGATTAAGTCTTTACCAGTAGATACTACAGCATCTCGGCTTACGCAGCCTATGTTTGAAATAGTATCTGCTAAGGACATTGTAGCTGGGTTATCAGCCCCTTGATAAATAACTATAGAGTCCTTACCAAAGATGATTAGAAAGCCATTGTGAGCCGCTAGAGCTACGATTTCGTCATAGCCGTTAGGCCATACCTCAGATATGTCTATCGAGCCTGTAGAGCCTCCAGACCACGCTGTGCCGTCTAGTAGGTCACTCCAGTAAATAGTAGACTTATCTGTAGCAAAGTCAGCTACCCACAGCCTACCAAACGCTGCTAGTACTTCATTGCCTTGTGGCGGTATTCCAGTAGCATGAGTATGAGAAGACATAGCTTCTACAACGCCTGTGTGATCAGCATACAATAAAGGCTCATGCCCTCTTTGGAAAAAGTAAGCATGATCATTAAAGTTTACTATCTTCCAATCATCGCTAGTTATTGTATAGGAAGCTGGAGTAGAGTCTACTAAAGTAGTATCGCCTAAGAATATCTTATTGTTACCTACAGACAGTATTTCTGTATTTCCATCAGAATCTCTATACTGATGCACTGCTTTAATGCCGTCAGAGCTGCCTAGAACAGAGGAGCCGTTAGTAGACACCATCTCATAGCCCTTACGAGACGCTATACGGCCTTCTTTGTCAATAATGCAGTTATCAGCTACAGCAGCGAATGTGGGGTCTTGAGACAACGGAGCGTCCTGTGTGTTGATCCCAGCATAGCTTGGAGCTGTAATTGTGATGCTTTGTAGCTTTTGAGCCATATTAGACCGCCATAAAGGTAGTATCTTCTTGATACTTGTTAGCATCGAAGGCTATAGCGTCAGCTAGTATAGAGTCAGCTATAGCAAACTGCTCTGCTGCTGACTGTCCACCCGTCTCTCCACGCTCTCTCAGAGCCATAGCAAAGGCCATTTGAACTACAGGGTTTGATGGAACCTTTAGCTTGTCACTGTCGTTAGACAGCTCTGCTTGAGGTACAAAGGCGTCAAACAACAAAGAGTAG